TAGCGTAGCCGAAGCCAGCGATTCTCTCCGACTATCTCTGTGTCTACCACCCATGCAGAAATAGTCTACGTCCAGTACCTCACTGACAGTCTGGATCGGCATGAAACGGGGTGTATCGCCAGCCGGTGTTTACTTCCGCGCAACCCATGCAGGTTCTTAATAACGCTCGGAGTACGGCTGTCGAGAGGCAATAAAAAAGGCCGCTTACTGCTGCTCTCGGTAGCGGTACTTGCCAGGGAAAGCAAGTCGAGAGCATGAGTAAACGGCCTTCTATTACATTGCCCGCTACGACAACAGGCAAATCTTATCAGATCTCCACAACCTTGCAAGTCCACCCTTCTTTTAACTTACCCCATCCGTGAACCTCTATCTTCCAGCCTGCTCGCAAAATAGCCGGAAGATGTTCGCTCTCTACAATCTTCTTCACTCTGGCTGATACGTTAGCTCTTGAGGTCGTCTGTACTAAGAGGGTCTCCTGATCCTTTAGACAAAGAATGTCGCCTATTCCAAATAAGTCCTGACGTATACGAGCCCAAGGGTTCCAGTGCTCGACAATCTGACATAAGTAACCGCGCTCACGAAGCGCAGCTAAAGACCTCTGAGTAGGACTTACCGACGAACGGCGTTTCTTTTTGGTATCAGCGGCAGAGATTGTCGTCACGATGACAGTCTTATGGGGTTGATAAGCCTAAGATTACTCCATCACAACAAGGAGCCAACATGGACGTACAGATCGCAACAACAGATTACGAAAAGTTATGTATCAGTGACTACGAGCAAGATATTTGGATTTCTATCTGGCATATGAAAGCTCACGCATCTCTACATCTCAACAAAGAGCAAGTAACGCAACTTAGAGACGAACTTAACAAATATCTGGAGGCTGCATGAGCGTTGACTACGATGCTTGGCTAGACAGAAAACTTTACGAATACGACCGCGAGAGGGAACAAAATGACTACCAACAACAGTTGGAACAACAGGAGTACGAACTTGACGAAATACAAGCCGACGAGGAGTGACTGGATCTTATGCACAGCATTAGGGATTTGCTACGGAACACTGCTCTTCCTGTTCATAAAGTAACGGAGCCAAACATGAAATTCAACGAACTTAGAAAGATCAACGTAACCGAGAAGGTCGAAAAGAAAAACGGCCTTTCTTACCTATCTTGGGCTTGGGCTGTAGATACATTGTTACAACATGATCCTACGGCAACCTGGGAATACAAGCCTCACCAAATGTGGGGCGAAACGGTGATGGTGTTTTGTGAAGTCAAAGCATTCGGCGTATCTCGCACTGCACAACTTCCCGTCATGGATCACCGTAACAAAGCGATCTCTGAGCCAGATGCTTTCCAGGTCAATACTGCTATGCAAAGGTGTCTAGCTAAAGCTATCAGCCTCCACGGTATAGGTCTTTATATCTACGCTGGAGAGGATTTGCCAGATGAAGATAAGCCTTCCGTAGACGACCACATAAAGACGCTTTCAGAGGCCAAAACAGTTGACGAGTTAAAAGCAGCATGGACTACAAGCTACAAAGAGTTCAAGAATGATCCGCAAGCTATCAATCAGCTAGACGCAGCCAAAGAGCAGCGCAAGAAAGAACTCACGGAGATCAAATGAAAAATACAGGAGGGCCAGCGTTCCCGCAAAGTAATGACAGAGTAGTTGCAGCGAAGTCGATTGAACACAGCCAAGGCATGACCCTGCGCGATTACTTTGCAACGAAAGCAATGCAAGTATTAGTGAATGAAAATTATTTTGATGTCACCGCGAAACTGGCTTACAAGATGGCAGACGCTATGCTTGAAGAAAGAGAAAAATGAGTCAGATTCTTGATGCCGCTAAACGATCAGGGGTGCTCATCTCTCACCGAGGTGAGTTCCTGAAGTCGGTAGAAAAGTTTGGCCGGATGATGCTTAACAAGTCCAAACCCCTGACCCCGACACAAAAGACTTACTTGGCAGCACTCAATGATTGGATGTCGCTTAACGATATGGCAAACAAGTTCGGTTGCACACCACAAAATGCCCTGAAGATGATTCGCGCTCTTGAGGCTCGCAAATTGGTAACGAAAGAAAAACTCTACAGGAAATCCTGGGCCTACTACTACAAACGAAAATGAACCTGAACACATTTGAAGAAGGTCTACTGGACTCGATCCAGACCGAGCGTTGCAAGAAACTGCTTTGGTCTGTGATTCAACTGGCAGTCGATGATGCTTGCAAAGCACCCTACAAAACCCGTCCACAAGATGACACGATCACGGCCATGAGGTTTCTATTCGGAGACCTTTACGAGTCTGGGCTCGACAATTACCTGATGTGGCTTGACGTTGACGGTAAACAATTTAAGAGACGCATGGTCGAGGCTATGTTCTCTGATCGTCACGACAAGTTTACCGACTTTGAAAGACGAGCCTTTCGAGCTAACTACAACTGGTATCTGAGAAATGAGATCAATACTAACCACTGAGAATGACCGCAGGAGGGTCATAGAGGCCATAGAAGCCACGGAACTAGGCTACATGGTAACTATCTCCAAACCACCTCGTACAGCGGCTCAGAATCGATTCTATTGGTCGATCCTGACAGCTTGCGCGGAACAGTTAATGGGCCAGCAATACACACAAGACATCTGGCATGAGTGGGCCAAGACGAGGTTTTTGCCTTCTCGTGTCGTCGAACTCCCTGGTGGTCAGGTAAAAGAGATTGAACCTTCTACTGCTTCGCTTACGGTCTCGGAGTTCTCGGACATGGTAGAGCAACTTTTACAGTACGCGCTAGAGAAGGGCTTGATCTGGACGGATGAGATGAAAGACGCTGAACTTGATTTAAGGAAATTGAATGTACATAAACAAAAAACTGCTTGAGGCTTGTAGGCATCTGCCTTGTGGAGCGTGTTTTTGTGAAGATGGGACTGTAGTCGCTGCCCACCGAAATCAAGGCAAAGGCATGGGCATTAAGGTCTCTGATGCTTTAGTAGCATCTCTTTGTTTTCGTTGCCACTCATACTTAGACCAAGGGAAAGACATGTCTCGCGAAGAACGTCGAGACTTCTGGAACCAAGCGTACATCAACACAATGCAAGCAATGATCGAACGAGGGATACTAAAGGTGCAACATGGAACAAAGAACTGATGATTGGTACAAAGCAAGACTGGGCCACCTAACCGCTAGCAGAGCCTCAGACGTGCTTGCGAAACAAGGAACGGCTACGCGTAGGAACTATCAGATTCAACTCGTCACAGAGCGTCTGACGGGCCTACAAAGCGATTCTTATACAAATACTTATATGCAATGGGGTACAGAGCAAGAACCTGTCGCCAGAGCAGCCTACGAAGTCCATACAGGGCATTTCGTCGAGCAGACAGGATTTCATACCCACAAGTCGATTAAGTGGCTTGGAGCGTCTCCTGACGGCTTTGCAGGGTCTGGATTGATTGAGATTAAGTGTCCCAACTCAAACACCCATGTCGATTACTTACTTTCTAAGGAGGTTCCCGCTAAATACAAACCGCAAATGCTCACTCAAATGCTCGTGACAGGTAGGACTTGGTGCGACTTTGTTTCGTTCGACCCAAGACTTCCTGAACATCTACAGTTATTCATCGTACGTTACGAGCCAAAGCCGGAAGAGCTAACCAAGATCGAGGCTGATCTGGTTGCTTTTCTCAACGAAGTTACTCAAATGGAAGCAAAATTATGCCAAAAGAACTAACGGGAAGTATCAGCAAGAACAAGAAGAAGGAGAAGGATGTGCACCCAGATTACAGAGGTTCAGCAATGATTAACAATGTCGAATACTGGATCTCTGGCTGGGTTAACGAAGGTTCAGACGGAAAGTATCTGGGGCTAAAGTTCCAGCAGAAAGACGCGGAAGTAAGATCAACCAAAGTCGATGACGACGATTCAGTACCGTTCTAGCCATGTTAAGCGTACACCACCAAACCATGCTGAAAAAGGCGTTTGCTAAAAGACCAGCAAACATTTCTGATGACTCTCCCGTACTTGAGAGAATCATTCACATCATCAAGTCTGAGGCTCCAGAGTGCTTCTGGAAGCCTACAGAGTTGGAAAAACGGAGGTTCTTCAATGCACCGAGGCCTGGGACTCCTCACGCTGATGCAGTCTATCCGTTCCCGAAAGGCTTATTATGAGTTGGCAAGACTTAATCAAGACTCAGACGAGGAAAGAACGCTTCAGGCTTGTCGAGGAGATCTGGAGAGAACACGGCTGGATACCTCCGTCAACCGAGTGCCAAGACACAATGGCAAAACACAGAGCGTTTAAGGAGTGGTCGATCAGGAATGTCGTGGATCAACCTTATCAAACAAGTTAAGTCGTCAGACGTAGAGGAGATAACGGCAGCGTATAACCAAGCGTTGCCGCACGTCGTTCAAGACTGGGCAAAGATGATCTTAAAGTTAGCTAAAAGCAAACGGCTTCCGATCATTGAGAAGATCGACAAAGTACACGGTGACAAGATTGGCCAGATGGTGCGAGACGAAGTTACCGCGCAACACCGCGGCTCTTCTCAAAACTCCTCATCCCAGCGATCCCAAGCATACCGCTAAGAATCACCCACAAAGCGTCGGTATCGAGCATGGGAGGAGGCTTTACCTCTTGCGGGACAATCTGCTCTGCCTGCATCCAAGTCCATGCCCAGACTAAAAGCGGATAAAGAAGAAACTGGTAGAACATCGCGCCAGCCCCAACCCAACCGATAGCAGGCCTCCAGCCAGCAACAAACATATTCTGGTTAGCTGCCTCGACCTTGTTAACTTCCATCTGACCGAGGTCTATCGCCTGGTCGATACGCTTGGCTTCAAGCTCAAGCTCCATGCGTTCCTTATCGGATGTGTGCAGGTCTCCGATAACTTTTCCGACGCTATCAACGATGGAAGAGATTCCGAGCAGGTTCATAGCTTGAGCGTCCTGTTTATCCAACCCAACATGAACTTCATCTGGCTTCTGTCACGGGTAACAATGTCTCGATAACGAGCAATCTTTGCTAGCGCGTAATAGGCCACAAAGAGCTCTGGATTAGCTTGGTTGAGTGCTGATATAGTCTTGGGCCCGATAACGCCGTCTGGGGCCGTTTTGACGCATATCTGGGCAAGTTTGATGGCTACAGGTACGCCAGCATTGACAGCAAAGTTAAATAGCGACGAGGCTATAACGTCATGCGTTAAATCATCGCCTTTGATCTTGTCCCAGAAGTTCTCTTTATAGAAGTCTCGGACTAACTGTGTTGGTGGCGTTTCTTGGTAGTCAATATGCTGCCAGCCCTCCCATTTGGGGTGCATCTTGCGAGCAATACCCGCATAAGTCTGACCGCCTCGGTCGCCTTGGACTTCGTGAAGGACGTAACCTCCCTCGTCCTCCATCATCTTGTCGTAAGCAGATTCAAAGTTAGCCAACGGCTTGACCCCTAAAGTACGCTGTCCCATCGATAACTTCGACGAGTTCAGGAGGCAAGAGTAAACCATCCCTGAAACACAAGACAGCAAAGCCTTGACACCAAGGAACAGGGTTGTCCTCGATGTAAGAAAACTGACCACCATCAGGATTTGCAAGCATCCCTGTAGATACACCGTATCTACGTCCTCGATAGTCGCCCCATCCTTTGACTTCCAAAAGATGGGTATGCCCTGAGACCGTAGAGATACCTGCTTTCAAGGTATTGTTGTAGCCAGAGTGGATACCTGAATGTTGGAGTCTATGCTTAATCATGCAGATGTCATTGACCATCACCGACCAACTAACAGACCACTCAGGTATATGATCTTTGAGCGTCGTGCCTTGGATGCCTTTGAACTCAGGGACAGATCCAGCTAATTTTTTGTCAAACCGTATGTCATGGTTACCTGTGGTTCGATGTAAGAAAGTTCCTAGACCTTTGCAAGCCTTGACGATCTGATCCATGTGCCACTGAACCGCTTCGAGTTCATCTCGTAAACTTGTGACTGGCTCCCAATCCATAGGGCCGTACTTGGAGATAGTTCCGCCATCGAGAATATCTCCGTTTGCGATAATCGCTTTTGGCTTTAGGGTCTTGATAACTTTAAGCAGGGCATTGAACCCCGCAGATGGCTCACCAGGCATAAAGTGAGCGTCAGAGAATACGATCACATAGCCTTCAGTTTCTAGTGTCGCTCGTCTACGATTTTCGGGTAGGGTAAAACGAGCGTCCTTTGTAGGGAGAAGGATGTTGTATTTCTTCTCGATTGCCCTTCGTCGCTCGTACACATTGCGAAGGGTAAGACCGATACGGTCTGAAATCTTAGTTGGGCTACCTAGTTCTTTCCAGACTGCGATGAACTCTTCATCTTCCGACTTTTTTCTCACGCCAAGCTCCGCGCTCTATGCTCTGGATCATCTTGCGCGGAATCACCAAAGACTGAGCAATTGCGTCGTCAGTCAATGACTGACAAATTTTCACGCCCTGCTTGGTCTCTGCTAACAAGAATCCTATCGAGACAACAAGCGGAACCTGAAAGTCCTTGGCTTTCTCTGGGCTATCACCCCAACCCAAAGTGTCGTGGCAGGCATCTTCCCAAACTACTTTAACTATTGGAAGATTGTGCTTCATTCTTCTTATCTTTTATGGCATGGAACCATTTCCAGACAAGCCAGCCGGACTGTAACACAATGTAGAGCAGGGTAGCAACTGCCACCCATTCGTTAAGAGTCAGGCCGCCAACGGTCACAGCCGTTGTAATCACTACAGGAGGAGCAGCCTTTGCAGCTTCTACGAGTACGTCTGACTTCTGTTCGGGTGTCATCTCTCAATCCAACTTGTGGTGTCCTCATCCCATGAGTACATTTTACCGTCAGTTGGCATAGAAACGGGAGGTTCCCATTGTGCGTCTGCGTTGAGAAGCCAGCTTGCAAAGGGCTTAGGTGGTACAAAGGCATCAATGTCTTGCCTGTATGTGTAGCCAATACCTGCGTAGTTCTTACGCATGTTGCCGTTGTAACTTGTCTGCTTCCACGTTCCACCGAGGATTTTCTCTAGGTGAGCGGCGCCAATGTGTTCCTTCTCAACACCGCTAGCGTCTGAAGTATCTTTGTTGTCCACTACGACAACCTGCTGTACGACTCCGTTTTCATCTATGCGGGCAAAGTGCGCCATCATGCCTCCAATTTCAATCCGGTTAAATCCATCTCTTCCCCAACGACACCGACAGGGAAGGTATTAAACGATAGTGAGATTCTTGTGTCCTCGCCCTTTACTTCAGGAACCATGTGCGTCAGCGACGAAGGAAAGAGAATCAAGCGACCTGCGTAAGCCTCAAACCACCAACTCTCACTGTTATACGGATTCCACTGGTCAGGAGGGAACTTGATCTGCTGCCAGCCATCTTTGTAAAAGTAAATCCGATCATCAGGGTTGGTCTGCACATAGAACACGCCTGAGATATAACTATTTGGATGAGCGTGTTTGTGGTGGTACTGACCTTGTTCGCTGTAGTTGCACCAGCTTTGCGTGACTCTCAGACTTACGTTGTGCTTAGGATTGACTGTGGACTTGAAGTATTCGCCGACAGCGTCCTCTATGAACGATCTTAGGTTCGTCAGCACAGGGCTGCGAAGTACGAAGTTATCAGTGCTAGTTGTGTTCCCCTGATTAGGTCTTGTATGCAACTCACGGATGAAGAACAACTCGTCATCGGACAAGGGTCTACCTAGCTCGGCAAATCCTATAGGAGTCGGAAAAAGATTATGCAACTGCACGTTCAAATTCCTCTTTGGCTATGCCCATCTCTTTGAGCTGCTCGTCGGTGTAGATCGTAGGGATACTGTCCTCAAACTCTCTGATCTTGTCGATAACCCAGTAGACCTCTTCAATACTCGGACAAGGTCTAGGATCATCCCAGCGTGTGAATACGTTGTTAGAGATTTCCCACTTCGCCCCAGGACGTAGTAGGTGCATAGCTGTGTCGATGCCTAAGAAGCGATATGTTTTTGTAGTCATGTTATTGATTGATTTTGATGATTACGATACCGGAGCCGCCGTTGCCGCCGAGTGTTGCCGTTGTTGCGCTCCCGTCTGTATGAGCGCCGCCACCGCCACCTCCAGTGTTCGCTGTTCCTGCAACCCCAGCCGTGTTACCAGGGGCTGGGCCACCCGCTCCACCACCGCCGGAGCCACCTGACCCTGGGGTTCCGTTAAGCGGATGACCAGCACCGCCGCCACCCGAATAGGTTACAGAGCTTCCACTTATTGAAGATGACGACCCGTTTCCTCCTGCTCCAGGTGTGTTTGACGAAGCGTTGCCACCTGAAGCTGACGCTCCACCACCACCGCCTGAACCAAAAAACCCACCGGCAGCGTTTCCACCTGAATTTCCCTGGGATGGCGATGTCGAAGGCGTATTTCCTGCCGCACCTGTTTGACCTGCTGTTGCGCCACCTCCTGAGCCACCTGTTTTTGCCGCACTACCGCTAGTCCCAGGGCCGCCTGCACCACCACCCCCGCCATTAGAGGTTATGGTTGAAAACGTCGAATCCCCTCCGCTAATGCCAACATAAGGACTTGACCCAGGGCCTCCTGTTCCACCACTACCAACTGTTACGGTGTAAACGCCATCAGAGTTTGGACCGCCTGCAGAAGAAACACTTAACCCCGTTCCAGTTCTATAACCACCTGCGCCACCACCCGCGCCACCGTAATTGGATGTGCCTAATCCACCGCCACCTCCACCACCACCAACCACAAGATAGTCAACGCTGGTAACACCTGTCGGGCATTTCCAAGTGGTAGTGCCTTTGAACGTAAATACAGTTTGGCTTGGTACGGTGTACTTCAGGATAACAATGCCGGAGCCGCCTGCGCCGCCTGTTGATGTCCCAGGAAAAGCAGCCCCACCCCCACCCCCACCTGTGTTTGCCGTTCCTGCTACCCCAATTCCAGTACCGGCTGGAGTCGCAGTTCCACCTGCCCCGCCACCACCAGCACCCTCTGCACCGCCTGATGTAGCATATCCACCCCCACCACCGCCACCAGCATAGGTAACTGAAGTTCCAGTAATTGTTGACGCTGTTCCATTTCCTCCGGCACCAGCATTTGGGGATGATCCATTACCACCAGGTGCGTTAGCACCGCCACCGCCGCCTGAATATAAATTACCTGTTCCAGACCCGCCGTTATTACCTTGACTCGGCGATGTGGATGGGGTATTACCCGACCCTCCGGTCGTGTTTCTTGAACCGCCACCAGAACCGCCGTTTCCGCCAACCACTAACGCACCAGTACCATTATCAGACGATCCATATCCGCCACCGGCTGATGTTATAGACGAAAAAATTGACGAGCCGCCCTGACTTCCTGTACCTCCACTAGTGCCGCCATTACCTCCAGCGCCAACAGTTATCGTGTAGTCAGTTCCAGCGGATACTGAAAAGCCTGTACCAGTACGAAAACCACCTGCACCGCCACCGCCACCAATTGCACCTCCACCACCCCCGCCTCCAGCCACCACCAAATAATCAACACTCGTCACCCCCGTAGGGCAAGTCCACGTTGAGGTAGCTGTGAAGGTTTGGATGATGGTGTAGCCTGCGCCTCCGCTTCCAGAGAAAGCAGCGGCAATCATTGCACTTAATGCACCAGCCATATCAGGTCACTCCCGCGCCAGAAACATACCATGTATCTGTTGCTGTTTTTAGGCAAGTAGCCAATCCCTTAGTCGCTACCGTCCTGTTCCCTGTTGTCCCGTTAGCTAACTGAAATGTAACGCCAGCACCGGAGATCGTAAGGTTGCCTGAGTTGTCATTAACAACAAGAATGGCCGTACCTACAGGAAACGCCACAGACGAGTTTGTAGGCACTGTTAGGGTCGCTGTAGAACCGCCCGTAAACAACACGCTCTTGCCTGAGTCTGTTAAGACTAACGTGTAAGACGAAGAGCCTCCAGAGGTCTGTGGAGCAGTCCTAAAGCCTACGTTGTTTGTTCCGTCTACCGTACAGTTAGACAAGGTTCCTGATGTAGGCGTTCCTAGTACAGGAGTCGTTAACGAAGGTGATGTCGATAGAACAACCGATCCAGTGCCTGTCGAAGTCGTAACACCTGTACCACCGTTAGCAACAGGAAGCGTACCCGTTACTTGAGAGGCTAAGTTAACTGTACCTGCTACGGTCTTTAGGTTGCCGTTGGAGTCATAAGTTCCGTCTGTTGTCCAAGTGTCGTTAGCTGCAAGCGTGACCTTGGCGATCTGCCTTGACGTAGACCCGCTGGAGTTGGCGTAAGCAAGCGTGACCGTAACCGCAGCCGTGTCTTTGTTTTGGATGGTTATCCACTTGACCACACGCCTTGTAGAAGATCCTGGGGCAGACACCAGCGTAACCAATGTGGTTCCGTTAAGGGCTCCATCACTAGCACCTTCTGTCAGCGTTGACGAGGTGCTGTCAGCATAAGCAACCGTAAACTCTGGGTTTGACGTTGCCGCAGCACCCGACATCACCGCCGTGATGGTCTTTGTTGTTGCGTCAAGAATAAGAGTTGACATTTTTAATCCCTATGACAAAAACCAAGCATAATTTTGCGCTGTTCCACTGCCACCTGACATGGCAGTCCAAGAGAGGTTACCAGACCCGTCTGTCGATAAAACCTGACCGCTAGAACCAGAAGTAGACGGGAACGTGATCGTTGTGGTTCCGCTCGATGCAGCCTTCAGTAAGACAGAGGCAGTTCCCGACCCGCCGTAAGTTAACTTAACGCCCTTGCCAGAACCTCCGGTGTTTTTCAGGTCGATAGTCCCATCTGCGTAGACAGAACCATCTGCTGCTAGATAGCCTTGACCGACTAAAACACTGGTCCAGTAGAGTGCGGAACTTTGCTTGATAGCCTTTCCACTTGTCCCGTTAAAGACAGCAATAAAGTTATCGGTCGAAGAACTCGGACCTACAACATCACCGCTACCAGAAGGTGTTGACCAAGATAAAGCACCAGACCCATCAGTCTTAAGAAACTGTCCGTTAAGACCGTCTGCATCAGGAAGGGTAAACGTGACGTTAGCCGCAACAGTTCCTGGTGCTTTCAACCCGATGTAGTTAGACGAATCTGTGTCCGCGAAACGTAAAGCACCTGTCGCCCCAAGCTGGACGTTTACACCGTCCCAGGTTAGGTTCGATGAGCCACCAAAAGACCCTGAACTATTGAACTGGATCTGAGTGCTAGATCCACCAGGAGTCGCAGACAACGAAGTCCAAGACAACGTGCCAGACCCGTTTGTTGTGAGTGCCTGACCGTTAGAACCATCAGCAC